AGCCTCTCGAAGTTCGGGATCTGTAAAACCTTGCTCGCTTAGCATCGATACTCGAGAATACTTACTCTCTGCATCCTGTAGAGATGCTTCGAGGGTACTTACTTTCTCTTGTAGTTTGGAGATCTTTTCGAGTTCTCCAGATTGATTATCGAGATTATCTTGGAGTGCTTTCGCTTGCTCTTCTGCTTGGATTGCTCTCGCAGAAAGTTTCGAGATTCTTTCCTTAAAAGCAGCCTCGATCTCTGTTTTCAATACGAAGGTTTGGCCCTCGTGCTCAATTGTTTTCATCTGTACCTCTGGTTTGGTGGTTTCTCTCGTTAATATATCGAATAAACTGCGATTCTGCTAGATTCTTGTTATCCCAAGGCATCTCCCAAGCGATCTCGATAAGGCTCTCCATATCGATTACCGGTAGCCAATGGTCATTGGCCTGCATCTCCTCGAGTAGTTCTCTCCGCTTCTCATAGTAACAGCATCCCGGATGGACTAACCGAATATACATAGCTAAAGCCCAGTCATCGGATGAGATCCATTCTACGATAGAGTCCTTTATCTCCTCGATGGGTTGGTTACATTGATCGCAATACATTAGAGAAACTCCGCTCGCTCTCTACGGATCTGCAGAAGATACTCTCGAGCCTCTCTATCGTCCATATCGTCGTACATCATCATAACGGCCTGTACTGGAGAGATTAGCCCCGCTTGCATCTTTGCAGTTATATCCTCTCTCTGCGCTCGCATCTCATCCGGAGTTAATGGCATTGAGTGGTACGATACTCGATATCCATCCTCTGGAAGATCTGTACCGAGAAAGCGATTAGCGAGCATCGCAGTTTTAGCGAGTAGTTCCTCATCTCCCAAGCGGAAGATAGGAGCGAATTTTTTCTGCGCTTCTCTTTGTCCACTCTTCGATACTGCGAGAGCATACCCGCTTCGAGGGTCTCCATTGGTTCTGCTTAGTTCGCTTGGAGAAAGCCCTGCAGCAAGTCCTACTCGCATCTCGTACTTGGAGATCGATTCGAGTAGAGCATGGGGATCGGTAGGAATCGAGAAGGAGCCTACGAGGGGTTGCCCCTGGGCATCTGGATCTTGAGTAAAGACAAGGATAGAAGAGGGATCGGTAGCAATCGAAGATCTCCGAGCGATCTCATTTTGATCTATCTGAGATAGCCCCGCTACAGATAGCCCCGCAACGTATTTTTGGCTCCAACAAGCATCTCGAACAAGGTGTACCCACATCGAATAAAGTACCGCAGAAGTTAAAGAACCGTAGACCATTTGAGAAGCGTTATAACTATCCCAGAGGAATCCTGTTTTCTCTGCATGGTAGAGCACTACAGGGAGGAAAGGATTACCCTCTCCATCTCGATAGGGGTAATCTTCCCCTCTGTGAGTAGGATGGCCCATATAATACTCGGATACGTCCATTCCGAGAGATCCATCCTTCTCGATTATATACATACCGAAAATAGGCATCCTAGGATCTCGAATATCGAGCACATCTGCAACCCATACCGCTTTACCCTCGTAATCTCGAAGCCTAGCCTCTTGATAGTATACTGGGATATCGGGTTGGTCTGGATGGGCTTCGCAGTAGAGCATATCTGGAGTAACGATTCGATACTGGATACCCGGTGCAAGGGTTGGAGCCCCTTCTACATGAGGATTAACATCTATTCTAATCGCGCTCTCTCGGAGTCCGATTACCATCTGCTGCGCTCTCTGCATGAGTTGCCATAATCCTGCCTTGGTAACTAGCCCCTCTCTCGAAGTCAGATCGGAGATATCTCCGTTAAGATTGGTTACTGCGGGGATCTCATGATAGAGTACGCTCAATTGTCTAGTAATCTGCTCGAAGGGATTCGAGGAAAGATCTGCGGGCCCCCATGCTTCTCTACGATCTGCGGGAAGATGCCTCGAGAGTTCATCCTCGAGATCTTGCTCCCATGCTCCGATAATCATCCGCTTCCGGAGTGCTGTGTGGTTCCATCTTTCCTGCTCATCTGGGGAAGGAGCGAAGGGCTTCATCGGGATATTTGTATACTGCATTAGTAGATCCTAAGTTTACCGGGGATATTTGCTTTACTAGATTCTAGGGTGGGTACGATACAATATCGAAGAGCATCGACTGAATGGCCCCACTCATCACGCGATCGAGCGGATTGGTTGCGCTTCATTGTCCACCGTTGGAGCGATAGGATTAACCTCTCGCATTTCGGATGGATAAAGAATTGCCTTCTTGCCATAATCGAGTGTATCATAGCACTGCCATAGTATACACTATATCGAGGCTTCTTTATCGTTCTAATACGGAAGGGGAGATTCCCTTGAGGGTAGCCCATTACTCTCTCGAAGGCCTTCATAAGGAGAGAGTTACTCATCTTCCCACCTCCGGAGCCCCCGTAATGGATATTATCCCCAGTCCATCTACAGGAAGCAGCCTCGATAGAATTTCGAGAAAGCATCTCCAAGATTGCTCGAGCGTGAGCTTCTGGAGGAGCGGATCCCGATACATACTCATCTAATACGTATACCCAAGGCTTGGAGCTATCGCTCATCTCTACCGCTGCGAGGATTGCTACCTGTGCATTGGGTTGGCTTCCATGGTCTACCCCTACGCAGAAAGAATAGTTACCCATCGGAGCGGATTGCTTCGATATCATATCTTCCGAGAATTGATCGAATACTCTACCCTCCGGGATACCCACTACCCAATCTCCATTGAGTCTCGCTGCTCTATCGATGGGGAGATAGGTTTGGGAGATCGAATCGATCTGGGATTGCGAGATAATCGGTTTACAGTACTTTGGAGTAGTTTTCTCTACGGTGAGGGGAGCCCTATGGCAAGATACTCTCCCTTCTTCTACCAATTGCTTAAGGTAGGATACATCCTGTCCAACCGGGGTCATAGTTATCCCTATTGTACCAGTAGTACCACCCGCTCCACCTCGAAGGACTCGAGCAGCGAGTTCTCCCCATACCTCTTGCGATACAGGCTCATCGATTGCAACGTAGCCAACGGTCGCAGAAGCAAGCCCGAGCCCTTGGTTCGCTGTCTTAACGTATATCATGCTTCCGTTATTGAATTTTACTACTGGATGGATACCTCGGAAGCCCCTACCGGGTACGAACTCGCAGGAAGGATGGAGAGCATCCTTTGGACACATTGCATAGAGCTTCTCTTGGATCGTTATGCTTTGTTGGTGAGAGTGAGTAATTAGAAAACACTGTATCGGAGGGGGATCGGTTTCGAGATAAGGATGGTTTCCAAGGCATCTATAGAGTAACTCTGCGGTCTGCGCGTAAGTTTTCCCTACTTGGTTTCCTCCGAGTAGTAGTTTAATCTTACTTTTATCTCGAAGCCAAGCCTCCTGCGGAGGGGTAGGGCAAAAATAAGCGAGTGGATTCTGCGTTGCTCGATTCCGGAGCCTTCTTAGGTTCTTTGTAGTATCCCGGATGCTCATTAGAACTTAATCCCCATTGCGCTCGCTCCCTCTCGTATCGTTTGCTCGATGGGCTCCTTCCGTAGAAGGGAGATCTCCTTGCATACGAGAAAGAAGTACTCTGTTTTTGGGTTCGATAAGCCTGCCCTCCACTTGCACAAGAGAGAAGGATGCGAGCCTATCCTGCCAGCCAACCACGTTAAGGACTTGTCGTGTTTTTGTAATTGCATCTGTACCCAGTATCCGAAATTCATCCCATACCCCATCGCAATCGCAGGGATCGCAATCGCAAGCCTCGCAGTAGCAATCTATTTTCTCGTATCGAGTACTTTTATGCATTGATCGATCTCTACTTCCATATTTTTACACTCGCTGAGAATGGAGATTGTATTGTTAAGGTTCGCAATCTCTTCGCATTCCGATTGGGAAGCTCCATCTCCTTCTCTCGTTTGCAATCTGCAGAACATCTCTCTACAGAGTCCCTCTCCATTCTTATCGATAAACTGCTCCGAGCATGGAACCTCGATAAGATCTGGAGCGGTTAGATTCTTCTGTAGATCGATCTTCCCCTTCTGCATCTCTCCTTGAAGATCTGCAAGGCCCTTAATTACTTCCGATTGATCTGTAGAGATCTTCTCCCATTGCTTCGAGCGGTTCTCTATCGCGAGTATCGCTCCAGTAGTGAGAAGAGCCCCGCTCATCGCAGATATTATAACGATATGGAATATAGTCATTTTTTCACCTTAAGAGGGATTACATCTTGCATAGATTGTATCGTACCCTCTAGCCTCTGTCTAAGGATTGGAGGTAGAGATACAATAGCAGAAGTAATCTCGCTTAGTAACTGCTCATCCGTTAAGCCTTCGAGTTCATCTCCCATACCCTCTTCCGCTTCGATCTGTCTAATCTGTTGTACTACTTGGAGGAGTTGCCTCTGGAGTGCTGCGTACGCTTGCCAAGATTCGGAAGATTCTGCTTTGGCCATCGATCCCCGGAGTTCTTTGGCTTGCATCTTCAGTAGTTCGAGCATATTCGATGGGAGTTCGATCTCTTTGGTTTGCTCTTCTGCTCGCATTACTCCTTCTTTGGAGTATCCATGCCTTCTCTCAAGTAACCACGCTGCAGCCTTCCAATCTTTCTTCGATGCTTGGGAGATGGTCCCAAGGTGTACTACCGCTCCTTCTGCTTCTGCCTTTTTTATATTGTCGTAAAAAGTACGATATACTCCGGTCTCGAAGCCTTCTCCCTTCTTAATCCATTCGTAGAGAGTAGATCTGGAGATCCCTGCATATTGAGCAGCGATCTCATAAGTAGTACCCGCTCGGAGTGCTTCGATTATGCGCTCCTTTACTGGTGCTGTGAATTTACTCTTCCTGCCCTTCTGCTTTGGCATATTCATTCCTTGTTTTTTCTGTAAAAATTAACCGATATCAAAAAAATCTCGTGGTGAGAGCAG